CCATCAATAACTCTACCACCAATAGTACTAGACTCTCTTTTTGATGTTCTAAATGTAATATCAGGCTCTACTGCAGCTGCATTTACAGTAGCCGGTGTAGGAGCTAGAGCCTCTTTTGTAGCTGCACCAGGTGCATCTGTCTTACCGCCAAAGAAGCCTTTGACGGCATTTATACCACCTCCAACTTTTTCACCAACATACTTACCGGCACTCGATCCAGCAAATGCACCTAATGCACCACCTGCAATTGCGCCAACACCTGCCCCAATTGGACCACCAAAGGCACCAAGCATAGCGCCTGCCTTCATACCAGCAATAGCACCAACGGCCATACCAGTACCTTCGCCAACAGCACCTGACTTTTCTACAGTGGCGGTATTGCCAATTTCTTTCCTTGCGGCCGCAGCCTCCTCTGGTTTCATTTCTCCAGAGTCAACCTTAGCTTGTACTTCTTCTAGCTTAGCATCCTTAGAATCATCTGCAGCAGTATAGCCTTTATATGCAGTATATGCACCTGCACCAACAGCAAGCGCTGCACCAGCTATAGCTCCACCTTTACCGCCCATGAACTTAAGCGCTTTTCCACCCAGACTTAATGCTCCCCTACCTGCATTTTTTAGGGTCTTACCGAGACCACCACCCGACGGTAGCATATCTCCTAAACCTATCCCACCTCCACCTCCATCACCTCCTCCATCACCTCCTCCACCTCCGGAGGTTGGCGTTAATTTACTTCCTGGTAGATCTGATGGTGTCTTTGGTGCAAGCGCTGCACTAATCTTTTCTAGTTCTTTTAATTGCTTTTCAAGTAGATCATTATTAATACCAGTTAACTCTACATCTTTTTTAGCACTTTCAGCCACTATCTCTTGGGTAGATTGAATATTATCTGCTTCAGCATTTGGACTTGATACTGTGGCTGGTAATTCCCCCTCTGGTCGCTTCTGTACTTTTGGATTAGCTACGGATACAGAGCCATCTTTAAGTTTTATAAGCTCTTCATTATCTTCTTTAGACCCGTCAAAACCATATTCTTTAGATCTTTCTAATTTCTTTTCTAGCTCTACGATCCTATCATAGGCTCCCATTCCTTCTTCCTCAGTCCCTTTACCAGCTTTTACAAACTCTTCACTATATCGACCTTTTGCAGCTGTGAAGGTACCACCAGTTAACGCGCTTTTAATCTCCTTAAACGCTTCTGAAAAAGTCCTATCATCAGCTTTAACTTGCACAGAGGATAGTTTTTTAGCCAGTGGATCTGATTGATTAGATTTTGGTGATACCTTATTCCCAGTAATAGCGTCCTTTACCGCCACAAGAGATTTTACAACATCATCGAGCTGCTTTTCTCGTTTATCATTATCCTCTTTAGCAATTTCGCGCTCATACTTCAGCTGCATAAGCTGGGTTGCAAAACTTTGGTTGTTTTGTTTCTTAAGATCTCCAAGAAACTGACCGAACGCTGGATCTGTGATAGAAGGCTTTTCCATTTGTACTTTACGTGTTTTTTCTATTTTGTTGTAGAATTTTTAGTTTTTCATTTTCAGTTTTAATATAATCTGTAAGCAGTGATACATATATCTCCCTTTCCCAAGGCATCATATCTTCTAATTCAGATAAGGAATATTTGTGATGCTGCATTAGAGAAAAATTTAAAATAAAATAGTTGGAAAGGCTATCTTGAGAAAGGGTTATACGAAAAAATTTGATAAGCCCTCAAGCTTGCTACTATTATGTCTACTGCATTTGGGGCAATCGGTCTCTATTTCTTGAACAATCTTAGGTGCAGTTACAAAAAACTCTTCAATTTTATCGAACTGTTCTTTGGTAAGAGAATCAACAAACTCTTCTATTTCTTGTTTGGTTTGTTCCTTAGTATCCCAATAATTAGTATCATCAAACACACCCTTAATATTGTTAATAATTAACTCAATTACTCTCTCTGTATTATTAGATTGAAATACTTCTATTACTTCTTGAAACTTTGGGTAAGCCATTTCAACACCGAATTTATCGGTTAACATAATCTTCGGGGAGTGGTTTTCTTTTCTAACTACCTTAAGATCCTCAATATTAAAAGAGGTGTCAATCTTATTACCACAAGGGCAATTTACAATTACATCGACTGATTCTCCAATTGATTTTGATCTTAAATTAAGAAAAATATATTCAATGTCAAAGTGTGGTAGTCTATTGGCATCTATTTTCTCGAATGTACATACGCTAACAAGCTCTCTTACAATCTTACCAATTTCTGAAGTATCAGCTTCAGCCATTGTTAAAAGAATCTTATGCTCCTTAACAAGAAACGGTCTGAAACGTACAGTCTCTCCAGTAGAGGGTAATTTCAATTCAAAGATTGGGGTATTTAATTTTGGTAAAGACATAATTTAACTCCTTTAGTTATTCTCAATACTAACATCAGTTCTAGGTATTTGAGGGTTTAGTACAGCTCTTGGTACAGCTGCTGGTCCAGAATCTTTTATACGCTCCCAATAGCGATATGCGAATAAAATATTTAGTCTATGAGTTTGATTAGATGAACTATGATTTAAATCCATTAAATTTAAATTTCTCGGAAATGCTTCTAATAATCTAACTGCATAGGTAATATTATCCTGCTCATCTATTTGCCTTATCTCAATACTTCCAATATATTGATCTTGGTAAGAGGTTGTAAATGTGACAGGGTTAACAATAGCATGCATCCAATCTTCGAAGAAATTACGAACAGTCATAGAACTATCGACATGGAATGTCATTGGCATGCCTTCACCCCCGTATTCTGAGGTAAACGGTCTTTGATAAGAAGGGCCAAATATCTTATAGGATTTAGATGCTATATTGAGCATGGGTAAGCTTGCTTGTTCGGCAAGAAGACTAATTGTATCTCCATACTTTTGTGATAAAAAAACCGGTGGGTTAATTATAACCTCAAATCGATTACTCCTTGCTAAACCTTTAGTAAGGATTTCCGTTCTAAACCTATCTAAGCTGAAATGGGCTTTGGACATTAATATTTCTCTCTAGTGGTGCGCCATACTTCTTGCTTGGTCGCACCAACAAATTGTTCTACTGGTAACAATGATGCGGTAACCCAATCGGGGTATTTAATATTTAAAAATCTAGACTGTACATGGGAATCAAGATAGTGCTTAACACACCCCTTTATAGGTGCCACTCTAGACATTGTAAGCAATGTTTGCCAGCTTACACGTACTCTTGTATTATCATTAATCTTTTCATCAGAAGCATAATCATGTAAAATTTCTAGTAATTTAAACCGTACCGGGTATGGTAGGTAGTGTAAGTTTATACCATAAAATCCGTCTGGTACTTTTCGGAATGGTAGCACTAAAGGGAACATATCCCAATAAGGCAGGGTATCCTTTAACTTGGCATCATATAAAAACATATACATATTACCAGGTAATATTCTATTTACAAGATCTGGTGTGTTCTGTAATAGATTATTAGGAGTTGTTTTCGCTTTTGAAAGAGCTTTAACCTGGGTTTGGTACCACTCCAAGGAACGCTCAGTATCTCCTACTCGCGACCGTACCTGCAAAAAAGGGTTTTTATTTATAGTTGCCATCTATTATTTATTCAACTAATACCAAGATCATTCTCTGTTAAAACAAGAAACTGCATTCCTTTATCTTTACAGAATTCATCTGCTGATTTCCATTTTGCTTGATTAACCCCATACATAAATACTTCCTCAATAAATCTTTTTGTTTTCTTTTTAGGTATATCTGGAGGTTTGGTAAATTTTTCTGGCTTTATTTCAACTAAATACTTTGTAGTAAGATTATTTTTAGCTTTTACCTTAACATAAAAATCTACAAAGTATCGGTGTATTTTGGAGTCAACTGGGGATCTGTATGGAATTATCACCGTCTCAGACCCCCATTCAAGTACGGATGGGTTCGTATCACACCACTTCATAAACTTAAGTTCCCATGAAGATCGGTAAACAACATTAGTAGCATCGCCTTTGTATTTTGAAAGGTTGGTTACTTTAAATCGACCTTTATATAGACCTTTGTACATTGGGATAAATAATATGGAGATAACCTACTATTTATCGGACAAAAATGCCAATAGATTCAGATATTAGAAACGCGGTAGCAGAGGAAACCATAAGCACTGTTTCAGATGCAGGAGCCCGTGACGCTCTTCGAACAGTTAAAGATAAGTTCGCTATAAATGTAAAGAGATTTCCATCCGATCTTGGAGGACCAGACCTACTACACTACGTAACGTTTGGTATTAATGTTCGCGGTAAGTCAAAACTGGTACCGGAGAATAAGAGATTATTTGAAGTAAAGAGAAGCCCTGACAGCGCAAATCTTACAGAAGATCAACTAGGTAGCGGGACGTTAAGAGTAGCAACTGCAGGGGCTGCAGGCGTTGGCGCTGCCGTAGCCACGACTGCCGTATTAGATTCAGTTGCAAAAGGCACAAACGCCGCTCTTACAGCAGTATCATCAAAGGTTGCAAAAGCAGTTAATCTTACTGGTGCTACCAGTCAGCTTATAACTACAGTAGCAGGTGCAGGTGTAGGTGCTGCTGTTGGTGGGGCAATACTTGCAACAGACTTGCTACAGCCAGATAAAACATTTCGTATATCAGATGTAATCTCGCTATATGTTGATGGACCACCCGCGGTAAAATACGCAATGCAGTACGCCAATAAAGAGCTAGGAACTTTAGCCGGGGTATTATCAGGAGCTACATTTGATAGTCAAGGGGCAATTTCTGCAAGTGCAGAGACTCTTGCGGCATTCGGCGCCACTATGGCCAAGCTTCCCGGGGCTTTTGGAGCAGCAGACGTGGGTGCAGCGCTTAGTAAGTCTACTGGCACTGCTCTTAACCCGTTTAAAGAGGTGGTTTTTGAGGCAGTAGACTTTAGATCTTTTGCTTTTAAATATAAGTTTTTACCTAAGTCGAAACAAGAATCAGACGAAATAAAACAAATTATTGACCTTTTTAAATTTCATATGCATCCAGAAATTTCACAGGGTAAGATGTTTTTTATATACCCTTCTGAATTTCAAATTACATATTATTATGGGGGAAAGAGAAATGAGTACTTCCATCAATTTAGACCTTGTGTATTAGAGTCTATGGAAGTTACATATGGTGGGGAGCAATTCTCTTCATTTAATGATGGGCATCCTACAGAAGTAAATCTTTCCCTTACATTCAGAGAGACTGAGATTATTACTAGAAACATGATAGGCGATAACGGAGCATACTAATGTATTTTCAAAATTTTCCATATACCTATTATTCTCTGAACGAAGGTGCTAATACTAAGATAATTACCAATATAACCCTACGTTCTCAAATATCGGATCAGATTAAATCTAATTTTGTATTATTTGATGAGTATGATGTCAAGGATGGAGAAACTCCTGAGTTATTAGCAGACAAATTTTATAATAATCCTCAATACCATTGGATAATATTACACGTAAACGATATAATTGATCCAAGATTTGAATGGCTATTGTCTTCTAATAATCTGGTAAAATACTGTCAACAAAAATATGTTAATATCTACAGTACCCATCATTACGAAAACGCAGATGGTTATTGGGTAAACTCCAATGCTAGTGGCGCTACCCCGATTAGTAACTACCAGTATGAAGATGCACTTAACGAAGAAAAAAGAAGAATAAAAATTTTAAAACCTATTTACGTTGAAGCCGTGGTAGCAGATTTTAAAAAATCTTTAAGATTATAATATGCAAGAATTTAATGGAATAGCCAAAGCTGGTGATGTAAAGATTGAGCAAATCAAATTACTTACAGGTAATAACGTTGTAATTGACCTTACAGAATTTTTAGTTGAGCTTAATTTATTTGAAGATATTTTTTCCAATTACCTACAGGGAAATATAGTACTTACAGATAGCCGCAATCTTATTGGTAAATTTAATTTAAGCGGGGAAGAGAGTCTTATATTAAAATTTATTACTCCGTCATTTGATGAAGTACATGCGATAACAAAAACTTTTACAACTTATAAAATATCTGATAGAAGGTTAGTTCGCGATAATAATACGCAGATGTTTACAATACATTTCGTATCTACAGAGATGTACTTAGATATACTTTTACCTTTATTCAAATCATTTGAAGGTAATATTATTGACATAGCTGAATCTATTTTTCTAGATTATATTGCTACCAACAGAGAGTATGAAATTTCTAATAGTAGTGCTGAGATAAAGCCTAATAATAAGCTAAGCCCGCTTATATTTCTTAACGAACCGTCTAATAAAGTAAAATTTGTTGCACCTGGGTGGACTCCCTTTAAGTGTATAAATTGGCTAGCATCTAAATCTATCCCTAAAGATGGTAAAGCTAAAAACTTTTTATTCTATGAATCTACAAAATCCTTTTATTTCGGATCTATAGAATCCATACTTGCAGACGCCGTACAGACGGAAAATACTATTGGTACTTATACTGTTGCAGCATCTAATGTAGGTGAGGGGGAAAATTCAAAAGATATAAATCGGGAAATGTTCCTGGCTAAAGATGTTGAAATGATTGATTCTATTGATCAAATTAAGAATCTTACTAATGGGTATCTAGCCAATCGCTTAGTTTATTTAGATATTTTTAATAAACAGTATGAGCTTATAGATTATGATTATGTTAAGGAATATAAAAACCAATTCCATACCTCAGGCTCGGGGGAGACATCTGTACCCCCCTTCTCGGCAGAGGCATTAAGAAATCCTGCTACCTCCATATCTTTTTATTCAAAAAATCCCAGACTGTTCCAAACCTCAAAAGATGAATATTTTAAAGATAATGTAAGTGAAAAGATGGGAGAAATTTACGGTAATAGAAAAAGCAGCTTGCTAGATATGAACAATATTAAAATGAATATTACCGTACCTGGTAGAACAGATATTGAAGTAGGTAGAGTTTTATATTTTTTATATCCCGAGTTAGGGGCAAAAGACGAATCTGATGCAACCAGTGTACGTCAAGATCATTTATATTCAGGCTATTATTTAATAACTGCCATTCGTCATAAATTAAATAGAAATCAACACTTTATGACTATGGAAATAGTTAAAGATTCGTTCTACGTTAACAAAGACATTACATCATAATATGCAAAAGATATTTAATAAAGACGGATTTAATTGGTGGATTGGGGTTGTTGAGGATCGAGATGACCCCGAACGCATTGGTAGGTGCAGGGTAAGAATCTATGGCTTGCACACCGATAGTAAAGAACTACTACCGACAAAAGATCTACCATGGGCAGTACCTATACAACCCATTACATCAGCAGCCACCTCTGGTCTAGGTACATCCCCACTCGGTCCTGTTACCGGGACATGGGTTGTAGGATTCTTTCTAGACGGCGAAGACATGCAGCAACCGGCTATGTTTGGCACAATTTCTACAAAAGGGGCAGGTAAAGGCTATACCGAAACTGAACAAAAAGATACTGTAGAGAATAAAAATGATGGTGTATTGAAAGATGGACAAGGTAACCCGGTAACGGACAGTGAGGGTAACCCCGTGCGCGCAGGTGTACCAGATGTACCTGGATGGACACTCGGTCAATCTTCAGAAAAATTTGAATCCGGAGGCCGCGGCCCCGGTACTGTAAACGATTATAACGGTGGCGCTAAAGGTGATTATGGTGGGGCCTCTTATGGTACCTATCAATTTGCATCCTTCCTTCCTGCTGTAAATGCAGCTACAGGTAAAGCAAGACCTTCTGCTAAAAACACCCCTTTAATAGCATACATTAAAGCAAGTAAATTTAGAGATAAATTAGAAGGACTTGAACCTGCTACTCCTGAATTTGATGCTAAATGGAAAGAGCTAGCATCTACTAACAAAGAGGCATTTAATAAAGATCAACACGATTTTATTCAAGGTAAATATTATGATGTAATGATAGCCAACCTCCAACGGGCTGGTTATGATATGACTAAATTTGGACCAGGGGTGCAAGATCTTGTCTGGTCAACTGCAGTTCAATACGGTCCTACTGCAGTTTCTGTATTTACTAAACCTTTGAAGGATAAATCTCAGTTAACCGATACAGATATTATTACATTGGTAAGTGATTTTAAAATTAATACAGTTGATCAATATTTTGGTAAGAATTCTGAATCAATAAGAGCGGGGGTTAAAAGCAGACTAACAGCAGAAAAATCCGATCTTTTAAAATTAGTGAAAGCATAAAATGGATTTGAGTATAATTACAGGTACCGCAAAAGGTGCGATTGAAAATAAACTCTTTAATGAGATTATTAAACTTAATACAGGCATCGATAGCTCCATACTGCGAGCAATAGTTTCCAGGGTAGCTGAGACTCAATCCACAGCAATAGTATCGGAGGTTTTTAAATCAGGTAATAATCAAATTACCAATATACCTTCTCAAATTGTAGGTACTAAAAATCCAGTTAACTTAGTGTCAGGTAATCTAGGTAGTACTGGTATTTTTAATAATTTAACTGGGACAATAGGTACCCAAGTATCTGCTCAAGCAACCGACCGATTAGTTACAGCTCTTCAATTTGAACTAACCAAAGCTCTCCCACCAGGCGCACAAGGGCTAATTAATTTTAATGCTCTTGCCGCTACTCTCGTTCAGACAGTAACCCCGACAATAGGTGGGGTAGTAAGTACGACGCTTAAAGGGTTTACAGACTCTATTTTTAGTAACACCCCGGTAGTCAAGCCAAGTATTGGTGATGTAAGTAGTATTTTTAGTAGTTTTTTATCTTCTACAGGTTTTGATGTTCAAAACGTCGACGGGGCTCTTGAAAAGATTGATCTTAACTTCTCTAACTCACTCACTAATGATACCTTAAATGCTTCAAGAAATTTTAGTGTAAATACCCCAGACAATAATGAAAAGTTAATTGCAACAAAATTAGGTTTTATAGACCCATCTGCCACTTACCCAACTAAAGAATATGCCGGGCAGTCAGAGACTAATAAATTGGCCAAAGGGGAAATAAACGGAACTATCGTTCAGAAAAAAAACGATGATAGAATGTTGGCTGCCAGGTTGCCTTATAATGATTCTTTCAGTGAACCCCTTTCTCCGTATAACGGTGAGTATCCTTATAATAAAGTAACCCAGACAGAATCTGGTCACATTATTGAGATAGATGATACCCCGGGTAATGAAAGATTGCATGTATATCATAAATCTGGTACCTATATTGAAATAGATGCTAACGGCTCGGTAGTAAAAAGAACTAAGGGTTCCAGTTATGAAATAATTGACTGTAACGGTAAGATAGCCATACTAGGTAAAGCAGATATTTCTGTTAATGGGGCATGTAATATATTTGTAGGTAATGATTGTAATATGGAAGTTATTGGTGATGTTAATCTTACTTGCCATAACGACATTACTGCCCAGGCCGGGGGCCGGATAGATCTCTCTGCAAAAGAAGAAATTAATATTCACTCAGCAAATATTAATATTGAAGCTGATAATTTAATGAGCATATTAGCTGATGGGGAAATGCGAGTACTATCTGGTAATGCTATTCACATGATTGCTAATACCTCTGCTTACGTAAATGCTAAAGTAAACATGCATCTTTCTGCTAACGTAGAGTTGATGTTGCTTGCTCAAGAGGATATAGGTCTGGTTTCTACCAAGAATATAAAAATGAAGTCTGGTGAGAATACTGATATTAAAGCAGGGGGTAATTTTAACGTGGATGGAGCGGAAGTACATCTTAATTCAGATAATGCTACCGATGCTAATACTGCTAGTTATGCAAGTATTGCATCAGTTTCTAATATTGGTCTATTAGAAGGTAGATTATATGCTGACCCTGTAGAGATTACAGACCCTGAACCCATTCGTTATGATTCTAGATATACCGAACGCGGGGAAGGGTATGAACCTTCTCAGGAAGAACTTAATAAGCAAAAAGATCTATTGATTACCTCTGGTATTGCTACAAAGGATGAACTAGAAGATCCAAATCCAATTACTATTGAAGAGAGCTCTCCAACAAGCACTCAGGGTAATATTGTTTTACCAGATGTAGGGCTTCTAAAGGTTACAAGTCTTCCCGGTAATTATAAACTATCTCCAAATTATACTTTGGATAATATGTGGAAAACTGTTGCCGTAAGTCCCGGTAAGCACCCCATTCAAGCCCAGGCTGGACTAACATACGGGCAGATAGTATATAACCTACAGGCCCTTGCTCTAAATATACTTGAGCCAGTAAAAGCATTATACCCTAAAATGGTTATTACTTCCTGCTTCAGGCACGTACAAGATAATCCAAAATCTGCCCATCCGGCCGGTCTTGCCGTAGATATGCAATTTCCAGGGGTATCCAAGTCTGAGTATTTTGAGATTGCTAAAAAACTTGCCCAAGTATTATCTTATGATCAAATACTGCTCGAATATTGGGTACAGGCCAGCAACCCATGGATACATATCGGGATGGGGCCTTCTGGTCAATTTAACCCAGCGTCGCAAAGAAAAGTGGCATGGACGTTTAGAGACCATGCCCTCTATAAACAAAATCTAGTAAATTTAGCATAATGGCATTAATACTTACAAGTAATATTGGGGGAATTCCTGATCCTTATGTAGGATTAGATGGGGTGACTGAAGCATTAACTTTTCCTAACGCTGCGATTGATGACCAAGATTTTAATGATCGTATAATCCTTACTCCTGATCCGTACGTATCAGTAGTAAGCTCAGATTTAGTAGGTTCCAGGTCCTCCATTACACCCTCGTACATCCCACAAAGTACCATCTCAGGAGGTAGTACATTAAACATTACATACGAGCAAGCTAGCATTGGCTCAGTATCCTTCGGTGGCAGTATCCAGGGCACTGGAGGTCCAGACCCCAAATCGACAGGGTTTCTAGCTTTTAGTATGAAACTTAGGGGTACTTTTTTTACCGATAAGTACATGGAATATAAAGATCGTAGTAACGGTAACGCAATCGTGCGAGTTACAAGTTTTGATGATGTACCGTCTCAGAATGCAGAAATATATTTGTTTAAACCATCATTTATTAAGTATGTCTTCTACACATATACTGTCAAAGTAGAGTACTTAACTAGCTCAAATACTATAGTAACTGTTCAATATACAGTATTAAAAAGAGTGTTAAATGATTGGGACGCAGATAGAGTCGCATTAAAAGCAAAGGTAGCAGCCCAAAATGCCAGCAGTAACTAGAGTAGGGGATCTATCAACTGGGCATGAAGGCTACCCACCTTCGGCAGTTACAACTCCAAATAATAGTACGGTTTATGCTAATGGAATTTTAGTTGCCGTTAAAGGTGGTAGTTTTGCCACTCACACCAAACCCAAGAGTCCCACCCACTTTGAAGGCGCTGAGAGGCTTATAACAGGCGGAAGCGAAACGGTATTCGTTGAAAATGAAAAGGTTACTAGAATTGGGGATGATATAGCGGACGGGGATGCAAGCGCTCAAGGTTCTCCTAATGTCTTTGCAGGATGAGGTATAAATAATAAATGGAAATAAACAGAAAAACTAGGCAGTACTCGGATCTGAACTTACTCTTTACCACCCATCCTACTACTGCTGACATTACAAAAAAAATCGATGAAGAGGCGGTTAAAGCTTCTATTAGAAATTTAATTTCTACACGAAATTATGAAAGACCATTTCACCCCGAAATAGGGTGTCAGATATTTTCATTGCTTTTTGAAAACTTTAATCCCATCACCACCCAGGTGATGAAGAACACTATTCGAGATGTAATACAAAAATACGAGCCAAGAGTTAAATTACTAGATGTTAGCATCGCAGATAGATCTGATAACAACGAAATACAAATCGAAGTTTTTTTTAAGCTTATTAACTCTGAAAAGCCAATTACCCTAACATCTATAATAAGTAGAGTACGATAATGTCTAATTTAAGAATCGCCGAGCTTGATTTTGATCAGATCAAACAAAATTTAAAAGAGTTTTTAAAAGCTCAAGATGAGTTTACTGATTATGACTTTGAAGGGTCAGGGCTATCGGTATTGTTAGATATACTAGCATATAACACCCACTATAATGCATACTTGGCCAACATGCTAATGAATGAGATGTTTTTAGATTCTGCAGTAAAAAGATCGTCTGTAGTTTCACTTGCAAAGCATCTAGGTTACACACCAAGATCGGTCAGAGGATCAACCGCAGTCTTAGACATTAGTGTAAACAACCCTACCGGATCACCAGTGACTCTTACCCTGGATAGATATACGCCATTTTCTACAATTACTCCAGTTGGTACATTTCAATTTTATACTTTAGAACCAGCTGTAGCTTCCCCAGTAGGTACAACTTATACGTTTAATGATATTACAGTAAAACAAGGTACCTTACTTGGATATAATTTTAATGTAGTGACACCTGGCCCTGACGAGAAGTATGAGATACCAAATTTAGATACTGATACAACTACTATATTAGTTACTGTTCAGAAGTCAGCCTCCGATCTTACTACTGAAACCTATACCCTCTCAACCGGTATAATTGATATCGATGAGACATCAAAGGTGTATTTTATTGAAGAAAATACTCGCGGGCTCTCT